AATGTTGGTTGTCAGTTTTGCTTGTGGTACAGCGTCCCAAACATAAATGCGACCTAGTGGGCCAACACCTAAACTCATTGGAGATGGGTTCTGCAACAAAGCATTACCAGAACCGATGATTGTGGCGCTTGCTACCGTTTGTGAGGCGCTTACGGTGTAAGTACCTGTACCGCCAGAACCTGTACCAAAAGCGGTAATGTAAGTTCCATTGGTGAGTGACGTTGAACTGTCAATAAACATGCCTACTGTAATTGGATCACCAGAAAGCATGGCGGTGACGGTCAATACAGTGGTAGTAATTGAGCCAGTAAAAGTTGAAACAGAGGGATAGGCATCCGCGCCTTGATAGGTAATAGCGGGACCTAGAAAAAGGTCATCTGAAAATTGTGGCATTTTGTCTTCTCCTTGAAAAGCTTGACAAAGTTAAGAAAAAAGAGGCGGGGTTTTATGACCGCCTCCTGTCGGTTTAGACGCCAGGTGTGCCGTATAGAGCGCGTGGATCGGTAAATCCTACGTCGTAACGTTCTGTAGCCTTGTAACGCATGGAGTCGGTTTCAAAATCGCCTTCCATGGTCTTTTCCAACCCACGACGCATCATCAGCTTCATGCCTTCAGGTGCATCAGTTTGGACCCACCAAGCAGTAGCACTGGTCAAACGTGAGAGAACCGATGCGCCTTCAGGCATTAAACCGATCGACTTGATAGGGTTAATGTCGTTGTTAGCAGTACCGGCACGCAATACGCTTTTCAGCAATACTTCGGCTTGGAACACGTTACCAGGTGCAACCACTAGTTTCAAAGGCTGGAGACGGATCTTCTTACCGTTGTTGTCAACGGCTTGGCGAACCTGAATCAGCATTTGTTCCAGTGAAGTCTGGCTTAAGTTAGCAGCAGTGTTCAGCAAATTGCTGAAAGTACCACTAACGATGGGGTGAGCAGAATTGCTCAAAGATACACCGTCACCGCCTAGAACAGTAGACGTAAACGCCTGGTTCAACACGTTAGCGCACAATGTCTCTTTAGTTTCCACCAAAGATTGTGCCAAGTGACGAGCATAAACTTGACCGATACGAATATGGTCACCGTCTTCCACCAACACTTTGGTCAATGCGAAGGCCAAGCCATACACGTTGTACACATAGCGTTTGAGGAAGAGAACGCCACCTTGTTGATACGTGACGGGTTGGCCGTCAGGCAACTGAGGTGCGGCGCCGAACCCGTATAAAACAGGTTCTTCGTGGTAGTTACGTGGGATACCTTGCTGTTCACGGAAAACCGTAGACCATTCATCGGCACGTTGATCATAGACTCCATCGAAGCATTCATTGAGAATTGGTTCAACAATACTTCTAAAGTCCGTACTGCGCATTGGGGCTGCCATGTTTTACTCCTTCTTATACGATGGCTGTCACAGAACCGAAGTACTGAGACTGACAGTTAACAACACGTACGATCACAAAAGGATCGCCCCAAGCATTACCCGGATAAGGGGCAAGGTCCACAACACGCATCTGACCTTGACCAGCGTTAGCCACGGCTGTAGATACACCTAGAGCTGTCGAAGACAGACCTGTAGTGTTTGAGCCAGCAGTAACAGTGTATCCAGATCCTGCGCTAAAGTTGTATTCGCCGCCTAAAGAGGTTTGAGCGATGGTTGCATCGGTTTGAATTTCATAAATGATGTTTGCATCATTGTAGAAATACGCGATACATGAGCCAGTTTGGTAGGTTGTACCTGATGGCCAATAGTTACTGACTCGACGGCGACCAGTGGTATCCGTAAATTCAACGCCGGCAAAAGCACCTGTCCATACACCAGAGGCCGCAGCCTGAGCGATGGTACCTGCTGCAACAGAAGTACCAGCGGTACTGTTGTAGCGGATAGGGGAGCCTTTCAGAATGTCAGCAGCTAAGCCACTAACAATACCGCCAGCGAGCGCCTGAGCACGATCCAACCCTGAAGGGTGGAACGCCGGGCGCAAACCAAACGATGCTGAAGTTGCACTCATTAGAGTTTCCTTTCAATTGATGAGGGACTGTATGTTTTCATTCGAAAACAGGGACAGAATGTCTTTCGTTGGTACCAAAACCCATGCCTTCGCCTTCGATACTAACCAGTGATCTGCCATTGCTATCACGCTGAGCTAACAGTTGCTCTTGTTGAACTTTAATCTTCTCTTGCTCTTCGCGAGGAGCATGGTAGTGAAGTTCCATCATCAAGTCTTGATAAATTGCCATAGGTAACTTATACAAAACCATCTCATTACAAGCAACAAAGCCAACGTTTTCGCCTGCTTTCACTTTTAGATGCTCAAAGCCTGGAAGTTCATCGGCTTTTACGGGCTCATAGCCCATTCGCATGCGTTTGTGAATAGGATCGTACTGATTTGTAGTTGACAACCAACACAAGTGATACCCGGGTATCTCGGGCGGTGTCGGAAGAGCTTCTTGAAGCCATTCCGAGCGGAACATCCTACGACGTTCCTCGGAAGATACAAATGTTGCATCTTCAGGCGCTGCGCGTGAAGCATCTTCTTGCGAACGGCTGCTTCTATCTACGCGTGTGTTCTTTTTAATTCGATCGTCCATGTTAACCTCGCTTCTGTTGTTTGTCGTATTCAGCAAAGCGCTGAGCCATTTTGTTACGAAGCTCTTTGTTTTCCCACATTCCAGCTTCTTTAATGGCAGAAACACGTTCAGGTGTAAGGCGATATTCACCTTGTTTTGGAGAACTTACTGATTCACGTCCTGAACTTCCCACAACAGACCTCGGTCTAGAGTTTCGCGTATCTGCACTATAACTTGCTTTGTATCGATGCGGCAAATATTTTTGCAATCGATCGTCAAGTTCTTCCCAATAATCTTCGGTGGTAGGGTCAAACCCTTCTTCAGTTAGCACTTGGTCAATTGACTGTGCAACTTTAGAGTCTGCATCTTTCAGATGAGGGTCATACCAGTTGTTCCGCTTCATCCAGTCGGCAGCATTTCGCTGAACGCCAGGATCAGGGACCTTAATGTTGTTTTGCTTAGGCTGTGACAACTGCTTGTTGGCAGTAGTCTTCATGTGCTGTAAAGACTCTAACTGCCGCTGGTTGTCATACCAGAGCTGCTGAGCTTTTGTCAACTCATCGCCTTGCCGTGAATTAACAGCTTCCTGCATCTTCATCTTGGCATATTCAACTCTGGTCTGAGCATCGTCGATTGCCTTGTCGATTCTTGCCATTTCCGCGCCGTTTGTCCTTGTTTCCAAAGACGCCACTCGGTTGGCAAGTTCTGCATTCTGCTTCTTTAAAGCCGTAATCAAATGGTTTGATTCTCGAGCTTTCTCACGGTGAAGTTGTTTCTTTAGTTTTCTTTCTTCTCTACGAGCAGCGCGTATGGCTTCTCGTTCAGGGTCGTCATCTTCGATGTCGTCCTGCGCAGACTGACCTTTCGGCTCATCGTCGAAGTCATTCGACAGGTCATCATCATTCGAATCATCGTTGTTCGAAGATTCAGGGGCCATTCCAGGTGGCATTTTGACAACGGCTGAACCGTCATCAGACTCTGCAACCTGAAGCTCCAACTTTTCAGTTGAGTTCATACAGTTTTCCTTTCAAAAACTAGATAAATGCTTTAATTGCAAGCGGGTCACCTGTCACCTTGCCAATCAGCTCATGGTCATTGAAGAATGTAAACAAAGCCTTGCCTTTGTTGCTACCTTGTTCAAAATCCACTTCCCAACGATCACCGCCCCATTTCGGGACACGAACGAAGTCGCCAACTTGTGCCCATGCACCTTCAGGCCAAGGTTCCATACTTTCACGCTTGCGGAATGCCAAAGGACCGATTGCAATAATCTTGCCGATCATGGTGTTCCACTTTTCAGTTTCTTTGGTTTCTTCAACCAAAACAATGCCTGAGTTCGTCACTCTTTCTTTCACAGCCCTTAATTGAACAAGGATTCGAGCACCGTACGGTGCCATTAGTGGTTCGACTACAGGAAACGCTTCTTCAAGCGTTTGTTCTACGATATCATTCGACATCTTTCTTTTCCTCTTCTAAGAGTTGATTAATGATAGTCAAGGCTTCTTCCAAGCCCTGGTGCTGGCCGACTAACCGCTGATAAGACTCAAAATTAACGGCAAACCCTTGTGTTAAGGAGTCGCCAATCTTAGCTTGCTGCGCTTTAATTCGACCAATGAGATCCGACACAGTCCGCATATTACTTGCCGCGACCAGACGAACGCTTCATTGCTGGACCACCTAGCAAAATGGCGATACCCATTCCTTTTTTAGAGGAACCGCCGTTCTTGTAAGTAGCAATTTTTGGGCCTTTTGCCAAGTTTGGCTTAAGCGCTGCGCCTTTGTTAATCAAAGTGTCAACACCTTTTTCAGGCATGACTTTGCCGCCTTCAGCATACTTGCGTACGCCACCGCCTTTTTTCATGACATTACCTTTGGTAATACCCATGGCCATTTTTTTGTGAGCAGGAATTGCTTCGGTCATTGTGGGGCTCCTATCGATTGTTGAAGTTCATTTTGCGCGTTAATAGCAGTTTTTAGCTGCTCATACTGCAAGCTGGCCGCATCACGCGTAAGCTCTGCCGACTTGAGTCTTTCTTCTGTCAAATTATTTTCAGTATTCTTAACCATGTCTGCATTTATCTTCATGGCGTTTTGACTGTCTTGTTGTTGTAGTTTTGCAACGCCAAGTTGTAAATCGTTTTGGTCTTTGGCAGTACGACGTTGCGTTTCTGCCATACTGGTTTGTATAAACGCTTGTGTTGCAGGATCTGCAGGCGGTTGTCCTTGCAACTGCTTCATAGCATCCATTGCTTTTTGAATGATAGGACCAACCTGTTGGAAGCTTTCGCCAGTGTCTTGGTGTACATGTTGTGCAACAGCTGCCAATAGCTTGTCGGCCTCATGCGGCAATTGCTGTTCTTTAAGCACATTAAATGGCCTATTCAACGCAACAGAAGCATAGCTATCAAACTGGTTTAAGTACCACAACGTTAAATGTTGCTTAACGTGCTCTAAGCATTGTGGAATAAACACAGGCGCCATGATTGGGTTTGCGCCATACATAGGGTCTTGCAAATAATCCAAGTGTACTTGAATGTGAGCCAAGTGATCTTGTTGTGGGAATGCGCCAACAGGTTTGCCTAACGTCATCGCCACGTTTTCCAGAGCGGGGTTCATCTCTTTCACGTTTTGTGGGTCCGGTAAAACCTCATTAACGTCAGGCAACTTTATCTGCTTAAGTATTCGCTTCTCAACAGCGAGTCGATTGTACAAATCAGGGTTGGCAGCGGCACGAGCAGCCAAAGTTTGTATTTGCGCATAGCGTTGTGTCTCTGCAAAAATATGCGGATCAGAAACTGGAATGATGTCTGAATTTCGTTCAAAGTCTTTGCTTGTTACGCCAAGATCTTCAACAACCTCGCCTTTGCGCATGTCATCAAGATACCAGCGATTTAAGCGACCAAGAATCTTTAAAACACGTGCTTGACTTGTATGCAACCTTGCATGAATTGCACTAAAAACAGCGGCGCCTTGCTCAATTAACGCTTGAGTTGTGCCAACAGGTGCATTGCTACCAATGTCGGCAATCTTCTCTTCGGATGTAGTTACCACGCCTTTGGCAGCGCTTGTTAACCAACCAAGCAACTCAAACAGAATTGGCGAAGGTGGGTTAAATGGCACAGGCATTGCGATCTTACGAACATCATCAACACCAGGCGCGCCTTCAATTTCAGAAACCTGAGTTGGCTCTATCGTTAAGCTTTGGCCTGAGATTTTTCCGCCTTTGAGCTTAAGCATCGTAGGCGTGTTGTTGATATGAGCACTATCAAGCAAAGCACGTAAAGAACCAGTAAGAGCAGCACTGAGACCACCAATAAGGTGTGGTAAACCAATGGCATAGGCACCACGCCAAGGAATAAACTTAAATTCGACCAACCAGTCAAGCTTAATGTAGTCTTCGTCACCTTCTTCCCAGTTGCGATATAGGCCTACGACGTCCCTAGTAACCTCATCGAGCATCAAAATATAAGGTGCACGAACCCCTTCTGACCTACGATCTTCATCCAGTTCTAACCAAACGTATATGTGAAACACCCTTCTGACCCCGTCGACGTTCGACGATTGGCTCTTTTTACCTTCGATCTTGTCGTTTGCCTTCTGCGCCTTGGATTCTTCAGGTTCTGCACTAGGGCTATAAAAATCTACATCAACGTACAGGCCTCGGGCAATCCGAAGTTCAAATTCGTCCTCAGTAATATCATTTACCTCGGTTACACGGCTTGCAGTATAGAAATTGGCCGATGCGTAAGGTAGATATATGTTATCGATAGGTATAAACTCAGCACAAGGCCTACGTTTACCTTCGTCATACCACATTTTGAGGTACTGTGACCCGCCAAGGGGCTGCTGGGTTAGTAACTGTTCAAGTTCGTCCTTGTATTCCTCAATCTGCTCGGTCAGTTGCCAATTCATGTAGTCGCGCTTGCGTTCTGCACGATCAGTCTTCTCTTCGGTGACTTCGCCTATGATCTTGGTCTTAACAGGGCCGTCCGGTGGGAATAGCTCCTTAATAGCCCTTGCAGAGAAGTCAACGCAAGCCTCTGCCATGATCGGATGGACCACTTTTGACGCGCCTGTGAAAGTGGCACCACCCGGTGCATCATTTCCTAGCCCTGTCCTACGCAGACCTTCTTCGTATTGCTTGTCGCGCTCCTCACGAGCCTCTTTATCCTTGTCGATCAGGTCAAGATATCTAACAGCCATCCTGTTTAGTTCAACAGTGTCATAAGTTTCGGCTAAGTTGGCATAGAACTCTTGGTCTTCACCAGGACTGATTGATTTATTGTCCATCTTAATGATGGCCGACCCATCTTCTAGTTCTTCGACCGAATCGTCGGTGTCATTAAAGATCTCAAAGACCGAAGGATTAGACTCCTCCTCATCTTTATCGTCAACTGGGTCAATAAAGCGGTCGTAATCTTGGGGAATCGGCATCTCTGTGGCCATATTATGCTCTCCGCATTATAAGTTCATACTGCATTTGGTCAGTGCTAGGGATTTGTTGGACTCTACCACCTTTTGCATATTCCTGTGGGGGCTCATCTAAATACTCTCGGCGTAGATATAAAAGTCTATTACGCAAGGCTTCACGAATACCAGGCGTTAACTCTTCTCCTTGCCACAACCCATAAATTTCGTCTTCGCCATCGTTTAATTCTTCAAGGGCTCTATCAATCTCACGAATTGCAGCAGGGCGCCCGCTGTCATCAACTATTTCTTCAAGAGCATCACTAAAAAAGTCAACGGCGTCTTGTGCTTCATTTGCATCTTCATCAGTAATAATTAGTTGCTGTGCTGGCTGTGCTGGCTGTGCTACAAATTGCTGGGGTTCTTCAACGTATCGTTCTAGATATCGAGCCAAGTACTCTCGTTGCATAGGCATAAAGTATTCCCATCCGCCTATTGCATATTGTCTAACTAAACCGACAATGTTTCTAATTTCATCTGGTGTGTTAACATCTGTGATTTGAGCAGCTAAAGTTATAACGGAATGCGCGCGTGGTCCTGGTAGCTGAGCAGTCATCTCATTAATGCTCATTCCTCTGATGTTTTGAGGAATAGATCGGGTTTGCGCGACCATTTGTTGAGGTTGCGGCTCAGCAGGTGGCTGCTGTGCTCGGCGTGCGTCAATTTCGCGAACTGCAAGTTCTGTCTCGTACAGTTCTTCTAAGCGTTGTGCAATGTCTTGCAATGACTGTTCAACGTTTCCTCGTACTGAAAGCGAAACACCATACCCAGTTGCTGTATGCCGACGCAAACGGTTAATAATTTCGTATGGGTCATCTTCAAAGCTTAGATGTTCCAGTATGTCTTCTACAACGCGGCCTGTGCGCTCACCAACGTCTTGACCATATACGCGAATTATCGTACTCAGTTCATCGTCAATCACGAGACCGGCATAATCGTTAGTCATAATCGGCATATCGTCATCAACAGCCGGTGGCGTATTTCTCACAAGTCTGCCATCTATGTCATCTGCAACAGCGTTCATTGCATTCTGGCGCTCTGCCTCAGGCATCGCTCGAAATGCTGCATGATCAAATGTGCCATTGCGCAATGCAAATATTGTGCTTTCAATCTCAGGAACGTTTTGCACGCCTTCTGGACTTGTGTCGTCATACAACAACTCATTTGCGAGGTTATTGATAGTTGGTTGAATTGACTGAACGTATTGTGATGGCCCTTGCTGATCTTCAGGCTCGAATTCTGCAACTTGCCTACGTACATCAGCTGCTTCAAACTCATCAGCAAGCTCATTTAATCTATTGTCAACCAGCTCGTTTTCTTCGTTTTCTGCTGCTTCGCGCAATGCATTTGCAAATTGTCTAATTTCTCTATTTGGGTTGGTATTTTCAGCAGTGCGAAAAACAACTGTCTCAACACGTTCTGCTACTTGTATGCCGTCAGTCCTACGAAGCATTTGAATAAAGTCGCCTATATCAGGTATTTGCGCTTGCGGCTCTGCTTGTTGCTGTTGTTCTCGTGCTTGCGCTGCTTCTTGTTCGGCATGACGTATCATTGCTTCAGCAACGTTTTGACGAGCTTCTATTAACCCATTTAAGACTGCATCAGTACCTTGCATTGTTAAATTAGTTATCGTTTCGCGTCGATCAACCAAGCTTTGTACGTTACGAATTCTTTCGCTGATGTCATTTAGCAATTCGCCACCAATTGCAACAGGCGTTTCACCTCTTCCTTGCATATCAATGGTGAGGGTGTCCATCACATTGCGTATATTTTGTAATGCGTTGTTTACACTTTCATCTGGATGCTGCAATGAAGTAACATACGCGCTTACCATGTCTTGTCTAAGTGTATTGCGTGGTGCGGCTCTAGCAGCAGACAAAGCTCTTATTGTGTCAGTTACATCCCTAGCGATTAACTCACGTTCAACAGGCATAAAGTCAAAAAGATTTAGATTGCCAACTCGACCACCGTCAATAATTCTCTGTACGACTTCACCTGGTTCTCGATCATTTAGTCGAATTTCGCGTACAAGTCTTGCAGTAATACTGTCATATTGCGCCGGATCAGGCACTGCAGCTGCCAGTTCTGCATATGACATACCATCAGCTTGCGCCATGCTGATTTGCGCCATTCGAACTTCAGGGTCTGATGTCTCAAAATCGCGCTCTAACTCTTGCACGCTGGTAAGTATATTGTCAAGCCCTTCACGCAAATCTCTTAACCCTGCATAGTGGTCCATGTACGCTTCGTTGTCAACAAAGTCATCAGGAATTTCGCCCTGCTGCAATGCAGGGTTAACCATACGCATATGCATTTCAAGATCTGAAATCATAGCTTGAATACTAGATGAAGGAAAGTCAGAATCCCAGTTGTCACGTACGATGGGCATTACTTCTCTACGCCACATTAGATCGCCACCGTCGCCTACTTGAAATGCACTGATTATGTCATCTCGTATGTCATTTAGTACTAAAGGAGTAAACCCATAGGGGTGATTGTTGCCTTGCCCTCGCTCTAATGCATCAGCACGTTCGTGTAAAACATGACCAACTTGCACAAGATGACTTAACCGATAGTCGCTTGCTCTTATTTCAAAGTCGCCTAAAGTATCGCCTATGGCAAATAGTTCACGCGCCGTGTCTTGGCCTTCGCGTCGATCATAAAGACGCATTGCCATATTGCGCAGATCTTGTGGTGTTTCTAATCCCTCATTTCCAATGATCATGTCTGCAATTTGTGGCGCTCTCGCAATTGCAATTTGTTGATCGCGTGTCAAAGTTTGTGGCACAGGCGCAACAGGCGCAGCAGGCGCTTGCTGTTGTGCAGGCGAAAGTTCAGCAATCAACTCATTAAGTCTCGGGATCATGCCATTTGACACGACGGCGTTAAGAGCATCTATTGTCCCCTCTGGTGAGCGCCAACTATCCACCACATGCTGCGCTAAATACTCACGTACGTTTATTAAACTTTGTACTGGGTTATTAGGGTCAAAGTCTACAGTTCCTGAAAACACAAGATCCTGAAGTCCAACAGCGTCTGGGTTAATTGCAAGTTGCGTTTCAACCAATGTGCGCACAACGTCACCACGCGTTATGCCTGTTGGAGCTTGCTGTGGTGCAGGTTGTTGTCGTGCTCTTACAAGGCGTGCGTCAATGTCAGCAATTTCGTGGTTAATGTCATCCATCATTGTTTGAAGTTCTGACGCAGGAACGGTGTCGCGCAATGAATCCAGTTCTTCAAGCAATATGTTCCTAGCTTGTGTTAAGCCGCGAACATTGTCAGGTTCACTAGCGCTAGGCACCGATGTTGAAGTTGTTAGTGCCTGTTTAAGATCGTCTATGCTAAAGAACCTTGGCATTTGACTTAAAATAGCCGGGTTTGACTTAAGCGCTGCTTTGTCTTGTGTAGCTAGCGATGCACGAGCAAACGACATACTTGATGAGTCAGCCTTGTCGTACAGTTTGTACATATTTTCTAACCCGGAAGCACTACCGACTTTAAATTCTGATAGACCTAACGGGCCATTGCCTTCAGACACGCTGTTTAAAAACTTCTTAACTGAATCTCTATACTCAGGCCTTATGGCTTCTTGGTTATTAAATCCAGATAAGAAATCTGTTTGCCATATGGTGTTACCGTACGGTTCCCAACTAATCGTTGTGATGGGGTAACCTGTTTCAGTGTCGCGTAAACTAGACACGATGTATCTTCCATCCACGATCTTCTCGGCATAGCGTGTGTGCGTTCTTGTAGCCTGAGGGTTTCGTTCACCAGTAGACACGTCATACATAGGAACCCAACCGTGCGTTCTGTCTGTTAGCTTGCTTTTATTTCTAGTTTGCCCAGCTTCTCCTATACAGTGGTCTAGCAATGCAGTATCATCGCTTGTAAGTTTGTCGATTTGCTCAAACGATAAGTTGTCATCTAAAAAGATAGCGCCTAGCTTGTCAAATCGCTGCTCTTGTGGAATCTGTGAAACAATATTTTGTAGTCTTGTGTTGGCATTAACAACGTAGTTTTTGGCCGCTTGTTGTCTGGCTACATATGCTTTGCCTTCTTTTGTTCCGTATCTTTCAGCTAACTTCGTAAAGTCAGTGAGTTTAGGCACAACATCAAGCGGTATCTTTCCGCTCATAACGTCTTGAGCAACTCGTTTGCCTAAAGCCATAGTGTCTAGCGGTCCAGAGCCTATTTGATAGACTTTCTGATCGTCGCGCTGCTTCATAAGCTTAGGGTAAAACTGCTCCAAATGTCTAGGTATTCGTGCTTTTGCAGAGTATGCCTGGAACGGAGTCACCATTTGGTCAGCTAAGTCTTCATAAGCCATACCAATCTTATTGTTCTCTATCTGTTGTTCTAAGTTGACAACAACTGCTGCGTCTTTCTCTTTCTTGGCTCTATTCTCATTAAAGTCCGGGAACATAAGATGCGCTGATTGACCAGGGCCTGCCGCTGATTGTTGTTCTGCATACACTTGTTGCGATGCATTAGCAACTTGTTTTGCTTGGTCAAGTTGCGCTTGTAGCTCAAGAACCTTTTGTCCTGAAGTGCCTATTGTTGGAAAGCCTGCATCATTTCGTTGAATGCGTAATGCGTTGCCAATAGGGTTATCTGATGCGCTTTCAAAGAGCGATTCAGGCGGCGTAACCGACTTGCCTTGTTGTGCAAGAAGCAATTGTGGATCGCTTGGTGTGCCTGTGTGCTTAGCAACCCAAGGCACATACTGATCTTGAATCATTGTTTGAACGGCAGTAACACGCTGTTGATGCTCATCAAACGTTGGCAACTTGAATTGTGGGTTTGTTTGTGCAAATCGATTTAAAAGATCTTGATAATACTTTTCCTTTGCTACAGGATCTGAATACAACGCGTCGCGAGACTCTCTAACGTCGGCTATGTTAGCTATGTTAGGGAACATTTGTTTTGCGTCTTCGTCACCAAAATCTTTTAGGGCTTTCTTAACATTAGCAGGCGCCGCTGCTAAGTACTGTGCAGTGTACTGGCGTGTTGTTTGCTCTTTATCGCCTAAGTCCAGACTATCTAGCATATTGTTCGCGCTAATACGTTGCTGGTCAAAGGGGTCAATTCGTCTATCAGTGCTAACTGTAGGTGGCACCTTAGGCACGATGGCCATGCTATTGTCAGGTCGAACAGCATACATTTGTGTATCAAGTACAAATTCATCAGGCACGCCAGGAACAAGATTTAGCCCTTGCTCCTTACGACGTTGCATCGTGTCGCCAAGTGAGTCAGCCGCTCCTTGTAACTTGGTGCCAAAAGTTGGTTTGTTAGTGATTGGATCGAGGCGTCTAAAGCCGCTTTGTGCATTTTGGAAATCGGTCGGTATGTCACGAACCTGAGTAGCAACACGGTTTGTTTCGCCTAAAATGGCTCTTGTATCATTAGGCGTAAGCATTGGTCTACGTTCACCAGATGCCGCAAACCCTGATCCCCTAGGTCCTGCAGGTATCATGGGCAACTTAAGGTCATCAAACAGGAACTTAGTCACGCCTTGCTGTATTGCTTGGCCGCCAGGCGTTTTTGCTTGTAATGGTGCGGAATACTTTTCAATCAGCTTAGGAACAGTAGGCAAGTTAGCACGTTCTTTAGCTACTCTAGCTGCGTTTGCTTGGTCGCCTGTTAAGTTGTACAAGCCTTCAGCACCTAGCTTGCTAACATTCGACACGCCTGCATCAGCAACGGCTTGCCATATAGGGACGATGCCTGCCGGCGAAAAAGACGCGCCGATTCGACCTACGTCTTTTACTGCTTCTCGAGCTTCAAAGCCTTTTTTTATCGCAGTGCCTAATGGGTTGTTAATAACTTCTTTAAACGTGTTAACAACTTTATCAAGCGGTCGTCCTCGCTTAGTTAGCTCATACTGCATCTGATCGATGCTTGGGTCGTCGCCTGGAATGTAGTTACCTAGTGCATCATAAGGCATATGGGTTTACCCTTGTCGGTCGATCCTCATCGTATGAGTCGTCTGAATCATACACCGGATCAATGTTAATGAGCCCCATGTCACGCAAAATACGTAGCGCTTGTGAAGTCGAGTCGGTTAGATCGTCATGCCGTACTTCAGGGAACGAACACAACTGGCTAACCAGCACCTCGGCCCAATCTCTTGGCATACCTTCATGCTTCGTAGACTCAGGTATGTAGACTCTGCCTCGTTGTATCAAAGGCGCCACCAAGTTAAGCCGCGTCATCTTGTCTGCGTTTCCTGGGTTGTACCCACGAACAGGCAACCCGGCTCGTTGCAAGTCTTGCAGTAAGCTGATGCCTGCCGACTTGTCCTCGATCAGTATCAGGTCCACCTTCTTTCCATTTCCAAACTCGTTCGCATCGCCATATATCGATGTCGACTCGTCAATGACTTTGGACCGAAGGTCTGGGTACTGTATGTATTCTTCCCAACAGTCGATCAGCATGACTGACATCTTCTTGTCAGCGCTTGGCTTAAAGATGCCCCAAACAGTACAAGCAGTCGGATCGTTCTGTGTCTTCTCACTAGTCGCACAGTCGTAGGACTGAACCACGTACTCGAACTGAGGCAATGGCTTCTCAGCTGGCCATAGCTTAAACCAGTCACGCTTGATGATGCCTGACTCTTCTGGGTCAATGATCTCGGCATAGATCTCTTGGCGACCCAGCTTCGTTCCTTCGTATTGCATGATCTGCGCCTTAAAGCTTGGCGCCAAGTTATGCATGTTGTCATACGTCGTTGCTGTCGTATAGATGACGTCTTCGCCGTCACGGTTCGCCAAGTCAACGATCAGCGGCTTTGGCTTTGGCGTTGTAGTACAAATGATGCGTGGCTGACTGCCAAGTCGCATGCCGAATTGCAACATGTTCCACGATTCATCAAGATAGTGCCATGCTGCCAACTCATCAAGCCAGCCGCCATGAAACTGTGGGCCACGAAAGCGATCAGGCTCAGATGCCGCAATGCCTTTGATGATCGACCCATTGATCAGTGTGATTTCATGTTGTGATTTGTTGTAGTTGTCGATGAGTATCGATGGGATGACGCTCATCAGCCCTGAGTCACCCTCATAGCACACATCGCGAACGTCGCCTGACGTTGGTGCCGAGACTAGCCACCTGGTCTTTGGCTTCGTCCAAGCTTCCCACCACGTCCATTCAGCAGCGCACCGAGTCTTACCTGCGCCACGACCAGCAAGCAAGAGCCAGATGCTCCACCATTTGCCTTTAGGCGTGATTTGATGCTTGCTAGCTATTGACAGCCATTTAAGTCGCGCTTTAATCGCTGCTTGCCATTCAGGGCTCGCATGATTTAAGTTCGGCCCCGCTTGTAAGCGTTGTGCGAACTGTTCAGCTATTGACTGACTTAGCATCGGTTTGCCGGATAGACAGCAAGTCGTCCATCAGCGACTGTGCAAAGTCATGGACTACATCTACTTGAATTGCTTTGTCGTCTTTACCAGTAACTTCGACTTTAGAATTTTCGCGGTATTTAGCTGGGAATCGTGCTGCCATGGACCGAGACCATAGCGATGTGTTTAGCCTTGCGCCTTGCGGCTGTTCTATCATGTACGCCAACGCCGTCTTCTCAAAGTACACCATCTCAAGCATCTTCGCTTGTTCCATGGCCTCAAGGAATTCTTCGTGCGCATCCATCCAGTTCAACAGTGTGTTCCAAGACACTTTAAACTCAGCCGCGATCATCTCGCGACTAAAGCCTACGCGACCAAACTCGATAGCTTGATCACAATAGGCTGGGTCGTATTTGCTGGGTTGCCCCGGGCCGCGTTTCGCTACCATATGCACCTCTTTGCCAGATTGTACACTACCACTTGACTTTGTTAGCCCAGTACGCGGCACTCATCTTGCCTTTGGCAATATTCTTAGCATGTCGGTCTTTAAAAGCCTTGTTCCGCTTAGAGCCGTCTGGAGAGCCAGATACGCCTTGCTGCCCGAATCGTATAAGCTTCACAGTCTCGCCTTCTTTAGCAAGTACAACATGACTTTTAGTCGCATGGCTAGGCGTTCGCTTCGGGGCGTTGTAGCCTGAAAATGTCTCAGATCCGCGTTTAATCATTGTTGCGCCTCTTTGCCAGATTGTACATCACGAATTGCGGCTATGCCTTGCCTACTCTAAACGACCCTCAAAATTACAAAATACAAAATTACATCCTCATCAAAAGACTATATAACGACAATACAAATGTCTTCTTTTATCTATTATTATTTCTTAATGTAATTATGTAATATTGTAATTTTAAACAGAAAACTGAATGCTGACAACAACATGCTAAGATCTTGGCTAGTAATTTTCTAGTAATTTTGCGCATAGTTCTTGTTACATTTGCTCAATTTCTTGTCTGACTGCCTGATCTGTGTCGTTTGCCAACGCACTTAGCGCTCCGTGCTTCAGCAAATCCTTGGCAGGCACTGGTGGGTTTGTAATTTTACAGACCGTGAACCTAGCCGTTTTGCCTTGCATCGATATTGGCTTTGATTCTAGATCGGCATAGTTAAGTAACGCTTTCTTAATGTATTGTGACTTAGCTCGGCTATCATGGCCCCACTTCTCACATAGCAATTCAAGTTGTGCTGGTGTAAATGCTGCATAGCCGTCAAGCCTTTCAATTACCCAGTCACTTAGCTCTTTGGCAAATGCTTCTATTGGACTACGGCCAGCTTGAATGGCGATCTTCTTGTAAGCCGTATCTGGTGCCGGTTTAGATGGGTCAAAGTCGGTAATGTCCCTGTTGTAATACCAGTTCAAGACTTTGCTAAACCCTCGTTCGTGTCTTGCCCATGTCATGAGGTTTACTACTTTAGGGTGCGTCTCTATGTTGGATAAACTGCTTGGTTTGTATATGGCTTCCCTCCTAGCATTGTTGCCCATCTTAGTGATGTACGGCTTGTTG